TGGTGGCTCAGGTCTCCGGGCGTTGGTAACGGTCACATTGTCCGTAACGTTTACCCTGCAGGTAACATCAACAACTGTTATGCCAGCGATAGCTACGGAGTGGCCCCGGCTTGCGTTATTGCGTAAGCAATGCATCCGGGCATCTATAATAGGCACCGACAGGTGCCGGAATAAAAAGAACTTGTATGAGGACAGTCTTCTATGGCTGTCCTCTTTGAATCTCAGAGAAAGGAATGTCCTGAAATGTCAGTAGTAGCTGGAAAGCGTGGAGAAGGTGAATTGAAAGTGATCACTGTCTCCGGAGACTTATGTGATTATACTCTTCAAATTACATCCAATGAGAAGCACTTCCCTAAGAGGTACAGATGGAACATTACCAACAGGATCCTGCAGATCACCTTTGATATTGATGATCATCTCATCTATGCCAATAGCGTATATGTAAGACCTGAGGATGGATCTCTTCTCAGAAGGCAGACTCACCAGCTGGAAGCACTGGAGCTGACTAATGTACTCCTGAGGAACATAGACAGAGCTTACAGAAGACTGGGAATAGATTCAGACAGGATTGAATACTGGACCGGTCAGATCAAAGAGCTTCAGAGACTCATCAGAGGATGGTACAGGAAGGACAAGGAGAGATATGAGTCAATCAATGGGTAATGGCTGTGTAATAGGGTCTCCGAACGTTGGTAACGGTAACAATGTCCGTAACGTTAACCCTGCAGGTAACATCAACAACAATAATGCCAACAATAGCAACGGAGTGGCCCCGGATTGTGAGATCAGCCAGCATGGAGTAAGTCAGGAAAGACAGAAACCAGAGCACTCACGCAAGGAGCGGTTATCCAGATCATCTGAAGAGGATGACGAACAAATAGACATTGATGCAGTCAGCTTCCCTGAAGCTGGTACTGCTATATACAATGCTTTATCTCCAAGGGAGAAGATCTGCAGTTTTGAAGAGCTGTATAGAGCAGTCTTCATCTGCAAAAGAAATGTTATGTGGAAGGATTCTGTAGCAGGCTTTGTGAAGAATGCACTCATAAACTGCTATAACCTACACCATGAATTGATGAATGATACTTATAAATTGTCACCTTACAGTGTGTTTGTGGTGCATGAAAAGAAGACCAGGACCATTGTATCAACCAGGATGAGGGATAGAGTAGTGCAGAGAAGCCTATGTGATAATTATCTAACTGAATATTTGACCAGGAGCTTCATCTATGATAACTGTGCTTGTCTTCCCGGAAGAGGTTCTGACATGGCCAGGAAAAGACTGAAGTGCCACCTGCAGCGGTTCTACAGGAAGCATGGTCTTAATGGCTGGGTGCTGAAGGTTGATATTCATGATTTCTTTGGGAGTACACCACATGATGTAGTAAAGGCTGCAGTCACCAAGAGAGTGCCGGATCCATGGGTCAGAGAGCAGGTCTTCAATATAGTAGACAGCTTTGATCATATAGCTCCGGACAGAGGAATGGGATTAGGCAGTCAGATCACTCAGCTGGTGCAGCTTGCTGTACTGGATGATATGGATCACTACATCAAGGAAGTGCTCCGGATCAAGGGATATGTCCGGTACATGGATGACTTCATACTGATTCATGAGGATAAGGACCATCTGAAGTATTGTCTTGGTGAGATCACCAGGATGCTCTCTGATCTTGGTCTTGAGCTGAATGAAAAGAAGGCAGGCATACAGCCTGTGAAGAATGGCATCCATTTTCTTGGATTCTCCTTCCGGCTTACGGATACCGGCAAGGTAATACAGACAGTGCTGCATAAGAAGATCAGCAAAGAGCGGAGGAAGCTCCGGAAGCTGGTGGATAAGGTGAAAGCTGGTGAGATGACTAAGCAACATGTGGATGATTGTTACCGAGCCTGGAGGTCACATGTTGAGAAGGGAAACTGTCAGAGTTTGCTATCCCGGATGGATTCCTACTATGTCAATCTATGTGCAGAAATAGGAGGATAAAATCATGTTCAAGTTTAGACCGGTAAGGACTCAGCTCAGAGAAGTGCAGAAGCAGAACCTTCAGCTGAAGGACCAGGTGGAGCAGAACAGAGCTGATCTGGACTTTGTAGCAGTCATGTGTGATGTAGAGATCCCTGAAGAGGAAGAAGAGGATCAGGAAGGAGTAGAGTAATGGAACACAGTGCAGTATATGAGAAGGCAGTCAAGTACTATGAAGAAGGTAGATGGACCAAGGCTTATATCAGAGCACTCACCAAGGCAGGTAAGCTCACTCTGACTGAGTATGAAGAGATTGTAGGAGAGGAATATTAAAAATGTCACCATGGGAAACAATAGGAATAGCTATTTTAGGATCTACAGCATTATCATCTCTAATCCAATTCTTTGTGACAAGGCATGATAAGAAGGTGGAAACCAAGCTGGACATCAAAGGAAAGCTGACTGTATTGGAGAAGGATGTGCTGAGATCTCAGCTGCTCCTGCTGATTCTGTTGAAGCCTGCAGAGCAGCAGGAGATCCTGACTGTTGGTGAGCATTACTTCAAAGATCTTCATGGTAACTGGTATATGACATCAATCTTCAATAAATGGCTCATTGAGTCAGATATTGCTGAGCCTGAATGGTTTGAAAACAAGGAGAAATAGGATGTATATAGTGGATCATGACCATCCCCTGTACAAGAGGAAGCATGTACAGGCTGGAAGGAATAAATGGAATGGAGCTTATTACTACAGCAAGGAAATAGTGAATAACATCATCCCTTTGGTAAAGACTGACCGGAACTGGCTGACCATCAATGTGCCGGAGGTGGCCTATGATCACTCTATAGTATTCATCCACAATAATCTGCATCCGGAGCTGTATGGCTGGCTGCAGAGATTCAAGGATCTGATCCTGGTATGTGGTGTACCGGAGACCTGTGTAAGAGTAGGTCATCTTGGTACACCACTTTATTTACCATTATCCATTGATGTGGAAGAGGTAAAGCAATACAGGTGTGAGAAAACTGAGGAAGTAGCCTTCATAGGGAGGTATCCCAAGAGAGAAGGTATCACCTTCCCGGAAGAGACTCACATCATAGAGAACTTACCAAGAGTAGAGATCCTGAAGAGGATGGCAGCCTATAAGAAGGTCTATGCTGTAGGCCGGACTGCCATTGAAGCTAAAGTATTGGATTGTGAGGTCCTGCCATATGATCCAAGATTCCCGGATCCAAAGAGATGGAAAGTCCTGGATAACAAGGATGCAGCAGTGATCTTACAAAAGCAGTTAAATCTAATAGATGGAGATGGGAGGTAAAGAGTTATGAACAAGATTACTACAGGAACTATTGTCAGGACAATCTGCCTGGCACTGGCACTGATCAATCAGATCCTGACAGCTACAGGACACAGTGTGATCCCTATTGAGGATGAAGTCATCAATACACTGGTAAGTACTGCAGCTACAATCATCATGGCTCTCATCACCTGGTGGAAGAATAACAGCTTTACACAGGCTGCTATGGAAGGTGATAAGGTCATGAAACAGCTCAAGAAAAAGGAGTGATTATGAATGGCTGATATAAGAGCTATTGATGTAAGTGCATGGCAGGAGACCATAGACTGGAAGAAGGTAGCCGGCACCGGAGTCAAGGTAGCTATTCTCAGATGTACTGCAGGATCCTCTGATCTGACAGCTAAGGATAGCTATTTTGAGAAGAACTACTCCGGAGCCATCAAGAATGGTATCAAGGTAGGTGTCTACAGATTCTCCTATGCTAAGACCATAAATCAGATCAAGAAGGAAGCCATTGGTGTGGTAGCTGCTCTCAAGGGTAAGACCATCACCTATCCGGTCTTCCTGGATCTGGAATGGGAATGGCAGCAGAAGAATCTTACCAAGTCTCAGCTTGGTGACTTCATTGATGCCTTCCGGACCATCATTGAGAAGGCCGGCTATACCTTTGGCATCTACTGCAATCTTAACTGGATCCGGAACATCCTGCCTGCATCAGCTCAGACTCATCCTCTGTGGATAGCAAGATATCCGCTGGAGGATAAAGGAGTTATCAGGGAAGATCTCCGGATAGACTCAGGAGATTATAAGAATTGTATTGGATGGCAGTATTCTTCCAAAGGTAAGGTATCCGGCATCAATGGAAATGTTGATATGGATGTCTTCTATAAGGACTATGCTGCCAAGAGTAAGGAGGTGGAGACAATGCCTTCCAGAAGTGATTATGTGAGCATTGCCAAGAAGTACATTGGAGCTAAGAAGGGATCCTCACAGCATCACCGGATCATTGATATCTTCAATAAGGTGAAGCCGGATGGATGGCCTATGAATTACTCTGCTCCATGGTGTGCAGCTACAGTAAGTGCATGGGCCATTGAGTGCTTTGGTGTCACTGCTGCCAAGAAGCACTTCCCACTGTCAGCTAACTGTGGTACCATCATCAGTAAGGCTAAGAAGATGGGTATCTGGGTAGAGAAGGATTCCTATAAGCCTGATCCTGGTGACTGGATCCTGTATGACTGGGATGACTCCGGCAGAGGTGATAACACCGGAGGTCCTGAGCATGTTGGTATGGTAGAGAAGGTCACCAACAATGTCATTACTGTCATTGAAGGTAACATGACATCTGCCAGCAAGGTAGGAAGAAGAGCACTGGCTGTGAATGGAAGATATATCAGAGGTTTTGTGACTCCGCATTTTGGCTCTGAGAGCACGAAAAAGGCAGAATCAAGTAAGACATCCTCTGCAAAGAAAACATCCACAGTAGACAAGATCCTGGCTTCCTACAAGGTAGGCAAGGTCTATACAGTAAAGGTGGATAACCTGAATGTAAGGACCGGAGCTGGTACATCCTTCAGCAAGAAGACCAAGAAGCAGCTGACTGCTGATGGTCAGAAGCACTCCAATAAGAAGGGTCAGCTGATGAAGGGTACTGAGGTCACATGTATTGCCAAGAAGAAGAATGGCTCCAATGTGTGGATCCAGATACCTTCCGGATGGATCTGTGCTTACTATGGCACTGCTAAGGAATACTATGTAAAGTAGTCTGCATGTCTTACAGTTAGAAGCATGATAGTAACAGGTTAGTAACAGAGCACCTGCAAGGGTGCATTTTTACTGGCTGTCAATTATCTTCTAACTACCCAAGAGATAATTTGGAAACTGAGAAAGACCTTGGAAATGTGTATTTTCCAAGGTCTTTTTTCATGTCCATTTTTCTGCATTTCTGTCCGTTAGTAACACGATAGTAACAGGTTAGTAACACTATTTTTCCTGTCTTGTGCAAGACTTCCGCTGTCTTGTGCAATACTTTGTGATGTAGTCTCTGACATCCTTCTTGGTCCTGCAGTGGCCTGTATGACCATCAGTAAAGATGATGTCATAACCATCATGCATATTCCCGGAGATCCCGGATATCATGTCTCTATTCTTATCTGCTATCTGCATGGTATCAAATAGTCCTTCCTGGTCTTTTCTGACAAGATCCTGCAGGTAGGCATTCACTGACAGATCCTTATCTGCTGCCAGCTCCTGTATGATCCTCTTCATTCCCTTTGGCACTGCCAGATGGATCCTCTCATAGTGATCCTGGTAGAATCTCTGCTTATATTCCCTTCTGTCCATGTCTATATCCTATTGATGGCTTCCAGCTTCACAGGAAGCTCTAAGTGGGTGTAGACAGTCTCTGTGACTCCCTGACCTTTATGACCAACAATCTTCCGGATCACTCTCTGATCTATGCCGGCTTCAGTCAGAAGGCTGATGCATGTATGCCTGGTGTCATGTGGCCGGTGGTCCATGCTGACAATATCCATGGCTGCATTCCAGTAGGTATCTCTGAAGGTATAGTATGGTAGCTGAGCATCTGCCTGGGAGCAGATCAGGTACTCACACGGCCTGTCTATCCAGTACTGCATGAATGGCACTATCTTCTCTGCTATAGGTACTTCCCTGATCCCGGATACAGTCTTAGCTTCTCTGACATAAAACCATCTATCATCCAGGTGGACATCTTCCTTCCGGAGATCCAGCAGCTCTCCTACTCTCACTCCGGTGTAGATCATGATCAGAGCTACAGTCAGATAGATATTGGACTCATGCATCTTCCAGAGCAGATCCAGCTCCTTGTGAGAGAATGGCTGCCTGTTCATCTTATTAGGATTCCCCGGCTTGGTGGTATCCAGGTGCCGGATCAGCTCTCTCTTATCCGGAGTCACTATCTCATGGATCACAGCATAATCCCACATCAGGCCAAAGAGATTCTTCATGGTCTTCAGGGTAGGTGAATTCTTGCCTGATTCATCCATACAGCGTTGCAAGTGGTCAAGGTGGATATCTTGGACCTTCATCTTGGAAAGTCGCTCACAGGAGCGATATGCAGCGTTATATGCTGTCTTCCCGGAGTGAGATATCTTCTGGTAATGCTCTTCAGACCATCTGTCAAAGAGATCACCAAAGGTCACATTACAGATCTGCAGGTCATAAGGATCCTTGTTATAGTCTGACAGAGCAGTGATAGCATCTGCCCTGGTGGGATAATAGCCAATGAACTTATATTCAGGCTGGCCATTATCCTTCCATCCAATGGTCTTCCTGGCACACCATGGATTCCTTCTGTTGCCGGTCAGCTTATATACTGATCCAAAGCCATTAGGCATCTTCATTGCCATAAAAATACACCATCCTTCCTGATTGTTAAGCAGGCCAGACAGTGGTATACTGAAAAGTGGCTGAACTGATCCACTGTCTGGCATTGGTTCACTGAGCCGGGTGTTGCAGCATCCGGCTCTTATTTTTTTTACCATTGATGTCTGAAGTCAATGTGGATCTCATTACCTATGCAGTAATATTTATATCCCCTTTTGACTTGATATCCTGGTACTTGTCTCTTCTGAGCTTGCTGTCCATTAGATCTACAATATCCTGCCGGTCATCCGGATCCAGCTTCAGGAACTTCTGTACTGCAGCATATGCTTCCTTACCATAGCACATGGAGAATAGGTCACACAGCTCCTGCTCCTGCTTTTCTACTTCCTCATCCACACCTAAGATATAAGTTACAGTAGTATTCAGGGCATCAGCAATGGCCTTGATCATGTGCTGCCTTGGAGCCTGCTTATCCAGCTCAATCTTATTGATAGATGATCTGCTCTTGAATCCTAACTTAGTAGCAAGCTCTTCCTGAGACATCTCAAGCTCTTCTCTTCTTTGTTTTATGCGTTGCCCTATAGTCATTGATTTCACCTGCCTTTCAAGGAATATTTTAGCATGCAGTAGATAAAATATCAATTTTTATATCGTTTTTCCTAAAAATTTGTTGACATTACATCTACCAGAGCTTACAATGTGAAATGTAGATAAGTTATCTACACAACATCTTGTGGAGGTGATCAGATATGATGAGCTTAGATAGAGCAGTAGACAGAGCTATTGACCGGATCAACCTGATTGGTGATGAGTGTGATGTGTACAGCATCCTCTATCAGTACAAGGCCATCAGGGAGCTTCCGGAAGAAGAGGTAGATAAGATCTATGATTATGTGGTCAAAGTCTTAGGTTTTTAGGAGGATGAAATGAGAGAAGATAAGCAGAAGATCTGTGACCTGTTACTGAAGGCACTGCAGGAGACCAGGAATCTCCATGATCTCACTGATCTGCAGTATGACAAGGAGAAAGACATTGTAATAGCCACATTTGACAGTGGTTACACCAAGAAAGCTAATGTAGCATGTGACTCTGGTACAGCAATGATCAGAGATATCATAGGACAGATTGTATAGGAAGGAGGTGAATTGAAGTGACTAATACTGAATTACTTAGAAGGAAGATTGATGAAGCAGGATATAAACTGCAGTTTGTAGCTGAGCAGTGTGGTCTTACTTACCAGGGTTTCATGAACAAGGTCAATAACAAGTCTGACTTCACAGCTCCAGAGATCAATGCTCTCCGGCTCCTGCTCAAGCTGAGTCCGGAAGATGTAGAACGTATTTTTTTTACAGCTGATGTAGATAAATTATCTACAAAATAAGGAGGGAGCCATGAAGAAGATCACTCCTGATCAGGCTGCTTATGTCATGGGATGCTCAGCACAATTCATCCGGATAGGACTTCAGAGAGGTCTGCTGGATATTGGTGATGCTGTGAAGATGTCCGGAAGATGGACCTACAACATCTCACCGGCAAAACTGGCAGCCAGGCAAGGGATGACCTTGAATCAATTAGAAAAGGAGGTCCAGAGATCATGAAGAATACTCTGGTGGATCTCAATAATCATCTCTTTGCTGAGATGGAAAGACTCTCAGATGAGAATCTTACCGGTGAAGCACTTGATTCAGAGATCTCAAGAGCAAAAGCACTGACCGGTGTATCATCTCAGATCATTCAGAATGGGAAGCTGGTGCTTGATGCCATCAGATTCCAGGATGACAGGATGTCACTGGATACAGTTGTACCAAGAATGTTGACAGGTGATGGAGATGGCAAGAAGACCACATAAATGGAGCAGACAGCAGTATCAATGGCTGCTGGATCACTCTGAAGGAAGACCAAGGAAGGAAACATGTGAAGAATTCCGGCAGGTCTTTGGTCTCAGGCTCTCAGATGAGCGGATCATAGGAGCCATGAAGAGGATTGGAGCCAGGTGTGGACTTGATACCACCTTCCAGAAGGGATGTGAGAGTCACAACAAAGGTAAGAAGATGTCTCCGGAGGTCTATGAAAAGGTAAAAAGCACCATGTTCAAGCCGGGCAATGTGCCGGCCAATACAGATCCTGTAGGTACTGAGAAGGTGCTGGCAGATGGATATGTATGGGTGAAGGTAGCAGATCAACCAAAAGCTAAGAAGCAGGATAACTGGAAACAAAAGCAGCGGTTGATCTATGAGCAGCTGCATGGTCCTCTTCCGGATAATGTCCTGGTGATCTTCCTGGATGGAGATAAGAGGAATTTTGATCCGGATAATCTGGCACCGGTGACCAACAAAGAAAATCTTGCAATGAACAGAAACGGATTCCGGACATCAGATCCGGAGCTGACCAAGGCAGGCATCAATGTGGCCAGGCTGATGGTCAGGACTAAACAGAGAGAACTGGAGGAACACAATGAACAGAACTGAAGTATTAAACAATGCCAATCAGATTGTGCATGGTGACAGGCAGGAAGCCTATGGTACTCCGGAGAATAACTTCTCCAAGATAGCAGGTATGTGGAGTGCTTACTTGGAAGTACCTGTCAGTGCAGAAGATGTGGCAGCCATGATGATCCTGCTCAAGACAGCAAGAGTGAAGTCAGGCCATGGCTCTGATGATAACTGGGTAGACATTGCAGGTTATGCAGCATGTGGCAGTGAAATTCAGTCAAACAGTCCGGAGGTAATGAAATGGGAATAATGGATGCTTTTAAGGAAGAAGACAGAACTCAGATGACCTTCTCAGCATTCTACAGAATGATGAAGGAAGTCACCAAGGGTGAGCTGCTGATGAATGCAGTGAATTGTGATGTACCACACAGATACATCAGAGAAATGGCTACAGGAGTAAGTGAAGCTCCGGATCAGGAGCAGAAGGATGTGGAGCAGAGTTATGACTGTCCATCTTTATGAGCACCAGCAGAAGGTCATGGAGCAGATCCGGCCCTATAACAGATGTGCTGTCTATGTAGACATGGGAGGTGGCAAGACTTTCATAGGCTCAGAGAAGATGAAGGAGCTTGGTAACAAGGTCAACCTGGTCATCTGTCAGAAGTCTAAGGTGCAGGACTGGGTAGATCACTTCAATGAGTACTATGCATCTTCCCAGGTGGGAGTCTTCAATCTGACTCATGCTACAGAGATGGATCACTTCTTTGGTCAGCTCCTGCTGGGATGGCATACAGTCATTGGAGTCATCAATTATGACCTGGCATGGAGGAGGACAGATCTGCTGAGTCTGAAGGACTTCACTCTGATGCTGGATGAGTCTTCACTGATCCAGAATCATGGTACCAAGAGGACCAAGTACATCCTGAGGATGAGACCGGCCAATGTGATCCTGCTCTCCGGTACACCTACATCCGGAAAGTATGAAAGACTCTGGACTCAGATGCACCTTCTTGGATGGCCTATCAGCAGGCAGCTCTATGAGCAGACCTATGTGGTGTGGGATTACATAGAGACTCCATACACCAGCTACAGGATCCCTGTAGTGAGAGGTTACAAGAATGTGAACCGGCTGAAGCGGAAGATGGCTGAGTATGGATGTGTCTTCATGAAGTCTGAGGAATTCGGCATAGATCTTCCTGATCAGCAGGACATCACCATCAGAGTGAAGGCTTCAGCTGACTACAAGAAATTCATGAAGCTGAGATATCTGCAGATGCCGGATGGCTCTGAGATGGTAGGTGATACATCACTGACCAGCAGACTGTATGCCAGGATCCTATGTGGTAAGTACTGCAAGGAGAAAATGGCAGCAGTCAAGGATCTGATTGAATCCACAGAGGACCGGCTGATCATCTTCTATAACTTCACTGCAGAGATGGAAGCTCTGAAGGATCTGTGTCAGAGCATGCAGAGACCGGTGTCAATCGTTAATGGTAAGACCAAGGATCTGAGAGCCTATGAAGAGGATCCTGACAGCATCACACTGATCCAGTACCAGGCAGGAGCCTATGGACTGAATCTGCAGAAGTGCTGCAGAGTGATCTACTTCACTCTTCCGGAAAGCTCTGAACTGTTTGAGCAGTCCAGGAAGAGGATCCACAGAATAGGTCAGGAAAAGAAATGCTTTTACTACATACTCATGTGCCAGGGATCTATTGAAGAGAAGATCATGAAGGCACTCAAGGAAAGGAAGGATTATACAGATGCGTTATTCAAGAAGGACTATGAATAAGATCAGGATCTTCATAGTGAAGACCATCACATGGATCATGGGTATCATCTTCTTCTGCTGCCTTGGTGCAGATCCGGACAGCAATCTGCTGGTACTCTTCCCTGTCATGTTTGTATCAGGTGGATGGCTCTTCCTGGTGGCCTATGCCAATGGCTGGATCTGTGACACAGAGCCTTGGTATGAAAGGCAGGAGCGTGAAGGCAATGACATGTACTGACTGCATCCACAAGAATAGATGTCCGGAGCGGTCAAGGAATTACTGTTGTACAAGTTTTATCAGAAAGGAATCTAAGAATCATGAAAATCAAGAGAATCACAGAAATGGAAGTAGAACAGAATCAGCTGATGGTAGGAGACAGGATCACACTGGGAGATGCAGAGTGGAAGGTCCTGGACATTCAGGATGGCAAGGCTCTGATCTGGAAGAGCACCAAGATTGAGGATCATGTCTTCAATGAGAATGGCAGCAATGTCTATGAAGGCTCTGACATCCAGAGATACCTTCAGGAAGACTTCCCGGAGACCATGCCGGTAAACATCATGGAAGATGTCACAGAAGAAGGCTTCTTCCTGCTGACAGTAGAGCAGATCAGGAAGTACATGCCTAAGGAGCTGGACAGAATTGCTACAGATGAGGATGACAGGACCACATGGTACTGGACTGCTTCTCCGGGCGTTGGTAACGGTATCAATGTCCGTAACGTTTACCCTGCAGGTAGCATCGACTACTATAGTGCCTACCTTAGCAGCGGAGTGGCCCCGGCTTGCTGGATCCATCTGTAATCTGGAATAGGCACCGGTAGGTGCCGGAAAGGATAAGCAATGGTTAAGCTGACAGCAAGCATGGAGAAGTGGCTCTGGGATAACCATAGAGAGCTGCTGCCACTGATCATGTTTGGACACCTGGAAGAATTCACTGATGAAATGAAGGAAGAATATCTTGCCTGGTGCCAGACTGAGGAAGGAAAAAGCTACTTAAAAGGTGGTGCTAACTACCATGAACCAAGGTGAAATATGGCTGAAGAGAAGAACTTAGAGAACAGGATCAAGAAATTCCTGAAGAATGAAGAATGCTGGTGCCTTAAATACTGGGCCGGTGGTGGATTCACCAAGAGTGGGATCCCTGACCTGCTGATCTGCTGCAATGGTCACTTCATCGGTGCAGAGATCAAGGCATCCAATGGCACTCCATCAGCTCTTCAGATCAGAGAACTATTGAAGATCCGGAAGGCCGGTGGCATCGGTGTCCTGGTGTATCCGGAAGATGAGCTGACCTTTAGGAGTCTGATCATGGCACTGAAAGCCGGGAATGGCAGAAGTGCCAAGACTCTTCAGGATAAGCTGGAGGATAAAGTTGAGGTATGGAGGAAGAAATATCAAATTATCTGATATAGCAGACCATCTGACAGCTAAGCTCACTGCTCATGGTGTAGAGGTCCTGAGACTGGAATCAAGGCATACAGAGAGCATCTATCTGAAGATTGACTATGGAGTATGCAATACCATCCGGATCTCCGGACATTACAGCAGGAAGTGCCGGTATAACATAGGTCCTTATGTCTCTCACTTCAGAGTAGAGCATGGAAGATATGACCGGTACTACTACCAGAATAAGAGAGTGGATGAGCTTACCAGGAGGATCCTGAAGGACCGGAGGACTCTCCAGCGGAAGTATGGAAGGAACTATAGAAGATACATGAACATGAATAAGGAGAAATACCATGAATGAATCATTAATCAAAGAATCCAAGGAATATGTGATCAAGAAGCTCAAGAGCACCAAGAGAGCAGGCATCACAGATCTGCTGGAGCACATGGAAGAGATAGGCTTCTTTACTGCTCCGGCATCCGGAGGTAATCATCTCTGCTGTGAAGGTGGACTGGTGGTACATACTGCAGGAGTCATGAAGCTGGCTGAGAGATTCGGCAAGATCCTGTACTCTCCGGAGGATTGGAAAAAGATGAAGGCATCTGTGTACATCGTTGCCGGCCTGCATGATCTTGGTAAGGCTGGAGCATTCGGCAAGGTCTACTATGCAGAGAACATGATCAAGGATGGAAGACCTACCAAGGCTAATCCTGATCAGAAGTATAAGAGGTCAGAATCCAAGCCTTATGAGATCAATAAGGACATGCTGCATATTGACCATCCACAGCTCAGTGTGAAGGAAGCTGATCTGTACATTGAGCTGACAGAGGAAGAATACTTTGCCATCCTTTTCCATGATGGCATGTATGGCTCACTGGCCTACTATCTCAAAGGTCATGAGAGACCGCTGCAGACTCTGCTGCATTTTGCTGACTACTGGGAAGCTCAGTTTGTGGAAGGCAAGGAGCTGCCTGAGCCGGAGAAGGAGGATAAGGAATGAATATCAAGGAGAAGCTGGCAGTCATTCAGCAGGAGCTGAAGGTGCCAAAGAGCAAGCCTAACAGGTTTGGTGGTTACAAGTACAGGAATGTGGACATGATCACAGAAGCAGTCAAGCCACTGCTGAAGGATCAGAAGTGTATCCTCACTCTCAATGATGAAGTTGTGGAAGTCGGTGGCAGGATCTATGTCAAGGCTACTGCAGTCATTGAAGAGACAGATGGTGATGGTGGCATTGGTGTCTCAGGGTATGCCAGGGAGCAGCTGGAGAGAAAGAAGTCTGATGACAGCCAGCTGACCGGTGCAGCATCCACATATGCCAGGAAGAGAGCACTGGAAGGATTATTCCTGCTGGATGACTCCGGTGATGTAACAGATCCGGATGAGTATGAAGAGGATCCGGATGAAGAACTGGATAAGCAGGAAGCTGAAGAGCAGGAAGAAGCTCCTGTAGAGAGGAAGCCAAGATCCAGAAGGAAGAAGAAGAAGGAAGAAGACTTCATGAACATTCCTGAAGGTGTGGATGAGGAAGTACCATTCATCACAGAAAAGGAACTGTCTGAAGAGGAACTGGAAGAGCACATTGGTAAGGTCTTTGGTGGTCCTTATGATCCGGAGACAGGTCTTCCTACCATGGAGGATGAAGAGGATGACAAGCTGACCAAGGACACCTGCTTCAAGGTGCTGCAGGCAGATGGCAAGTATAACTACATCAAGCTGCATCCGGGTGATGAGGTACCGGAAGGTGCAGTAGAGATAACTGAAAAGGAATTTGGTGAAGGTGTTACCAGGATAGCTCAGGGCAAGGAAGAGCCGGAGCAGAAGCCAATGACCAGAAGAGCAAGAAAAAGGAGGAATTAATCATGAGTAAGCTGAGTGAAAAGTATGCAGGGAAGGTATCCGCAAGAGAAGAAAAGAAAATCCAGAAAGCCATGGAAGAGCAGAAGAATAACAGAGGTACATTCAAGGAAGTGCCTGCTGGTGAGTATCCTGTCATCGTGGATAAGCTGGAGCTTGGTGATACTTCCTGGGGAGATAAGCAGATTGTTCTGTGGTTCAAGATCACTGATGGTGAATACAAGAATAGCAGGATCTTCTACAATGGCTCCTTTGATGATCACTTCTCACATGGCATCAATGTGACTGCTATGCTCCTGGCTGACATGCTGGATGATGAAGAGCTGACTGCTACCAAGATGGCTGTCATCCTCTCTCATGGTCCGGAAGCAGCTGAAGACTTCATTGCTGATCTGGCTGAAGAGTTTGAGTCTATGGCCTGGGATCTTGACTATGACATCACAGTATCCAAGAAGACCAACAGCAAGGGTCAGCCTTATAAGAATATGACTTATGAGATTGTTGGAGTTTATGACAGATAAGAATCTATGAATGGTCACAGCATCGGTGATGTGCTGGTGCTGTGATCTCATCATTAATGAGGTGATCGCATGATTTTTTATGACTTTGAGGTATTCAAACATGACTGGCTGGTGGTGCTCAGAGACATCACATCAGAGCAGGACATTGAGACTGTCATAGTCAATGATCAGGACAAGCTGCAGCACTTCTATGATGAGCATCAGTATGATATCTGGACCGGCTTCAACAGCAGGCACTATGACAGATGGATCCTGAAGGCCATCCTCTGTGGACTGGATCCTAAGGAGATGAATGACTGGATCATTGTGCAGAAGAATGAGCCATGGTTATTCTCTTCCCTTCTCAGAGAGATTGAGATCAATAACTATGATGTCATGCCTAATCCACCTATAGGACTGAAGACCATGGAAGGATTCATGGGTCATAACATCAAGGAGACATCTGTACCATTCAACATTGACCGGAAGCTCACCAAGGAAGAGATTGAGCAGACCATCTTCTACTGCCGGCATGATGTGGAAGAGACCATTGAGGTCTTCCTGCATCGTATAGCAGAGTTTGAAGCTCAGATGGGTATAGTGGATGCCTTTGGCCTTGATCTCTCCTGTGTGGGTGATACGGAAGCCAGGATCACAGCTAAGGTCCTTAACTGCAGGAAGCAGGATCTTGGTGATGAGTTTGACTACTACTTCCTTCCCTGTCTGAAGCTGAGGAAGTACAGATATGTCATGGACTGGTTTCAGGATCTGAAAAAGACTGCTCCGGATCCAAGGAGTAAGAGCTTTGAGATCAAGAGGAAGGCATTCTACTCTCAGGAACTGGTCACCAATGTGGCCGGCATTCCTCATAAGTTTGGCTTTGGTGGACTGCATGGAGCCATAGATCATCCGGTACATATAACAGGATACATCCTTCATGTAGATGTAGGATCCTACTATCCTTCCATGCTGATAGCTCACAAGCTGGTTACAAGATCAGCACAGAATGATAACTACAAGAAGGTCTATGATACCAGGATGGAGCTGAAGAGAGCCGGTAAGAAGAAGGAGCAGGCTCCATACAAGAAGCTGCTTAATGCCCTGTCCGGAGCCATGAAGGATAAGACTAATCCTGCCTTTGATGCCAGGAATAACAATATCATGTGCATCAATGGTCAGCTGATGCTCCTGGATCTCATTGAGCATCTGGAAGTGGTGGAAGGCTTTGAGCTGATCCAGTCCAATACTGATGGTCTGATCATCCGGATCCCGGACACAGATGAAGCCTTTGATCAGGTAGATGATATCTGCTGGGAATGGGAAGAGAGATGCAGCACTGAGCTGTGTAATATCTCACTGGCACTGGACATCATTGGAGAGATCTACCAGAAGGATGTGAATAACTATCTGTGGGTAGACATAGATGGTGGTGTGGAGCGTAAAGGAGACTATCTGAAGGAGCTGTCACCTATTGACTACAATCTGGCCATACTCAATAAGGCCCTGGTCAATTACATGGTGCATAAGATCCCGGTAGAGCAGACAATCAATGAAGCGGAATATCTCATTGACTTCCAGAGCATAGCTAAGCTGTCAGATGCCTATGAGTATGTAGAGCATGAGCATGGCCCTTCTCACCTGGAGCAGAAGTATAACAAGCAAGGTAAGAAGGCCGGCAAGAAGCTGGTCTATGATGGCAGAGAGCGGTCCATGAATAAGGCTTACAGGGTCTTTGCTTCCAAGGATCCTCTTGATGGCAGGCTCCTGAAGTGCAGGACTCTTGGTGATGGCACCTACCAGGAAGCTAAGTTTGGTAAGACTCCGGACAAGTGCTTCATTGTGAATGATGACATCACTGACATGAAATGTCCGGAGAAGCTGGACCGGCAATGGTACATAGACTATGCCAGGAAGAGACTGAGTGATTTTGGAATAGAGGTATGACAATGATTACAGTTAATTATAACTATGGCAATGGGAAGCTCACTCTGTATCCGGAGAAATTCTTCCCGGCCACCAAGGGTCAGATCCGGAAACTGTATAAGCTCTTCTTCCGGATCGGAGACAGAGGTGCATCTGCTTATGTGGATGAATGTCTGCAGCATATTGATGAGAGGATTCCTGAGGAAGAGCAAAAGGCCAAGGAGCTGGCCAATGAGTATGTAACTCTACGGACTAAGCAGGTAGAGCTGAAGCAGCAGATCAGGGATAAGAAAAAGACCAATGGTCTTCCCTTCCGGGGAGATGAACTGAAGGAATATAAGAAGGAGCTGAAGAAACTGAATGAGCAGGTATCTTCAGCAAAGGTGGAAGCTAACAGAGCTGTGAAGATCGTACCATGGCTGAAGGAGAATAAGGAGCTTCTAAAAGAATTAGATGGCAGGTGATTATATGGACTGGACTGGAAATAAAGAAATATTCAAGACCTATGTCAAGGGTAAGTCTTCCGGATCCGGCAAGAGACCAGCTGAGAGAGTCAAGGACAGAGATCATATAGCAGACTTTGAAGAGGTCATGGACTGTGACTGCTTTGGTGGGATCCTGCAGCCTGGCATCATTGATATCAGCTTTGATGATAAGGAAATGTATAACACCTTCCTGCAGATGGCAGAAGACAATGAGTGGAAGTGCCTGGCTCTTCCCTCTTCAAAAGGTGGACATACATACTGGAGATGCAATAAGCGGTACCTGAAAAATGGAGCTGATAAGAAGCTGGCAGTAGGACTGGTGGCAGATCTGCATAGTGGATCCACCTACATTCCTCTGAAGGTCCATGGTGACTGCAGATATCCTCCTGACTATGACATCTATGATGAAGAGGATTATCAGGAAGTACCGGATGAACTGCTTCCGGTTGATACATCTGTATCACTCTGGAAGATGCAGGATGGTGAAGGCAGGAATCAGGAGATCTTCAGATACATCCAGAGACTGCAGGCAGCTTATCACTTCAGCCAGGATACCATCACCAGGATCCTGAAGCAGAGTAATGAATATGTACTTGAGGATCCTCTTCCTGAAGGTGAGCTGGATGTAATCCTCCGGGATGAATCCTTTGAGAAGCCAGTCTTCTTCAATGGTAAGACTTTCCTCTTTGATGAGTTTGCCAAGTGGCTGGTGCAGGAGCATCATGTGGTGACCATAGCTAATCAGCTGCACATCTATCAGGATGGTGTCTATGTGCCTGGCTACTATGACATAGAGAGGACCATGATAGAAGAGATCCCTTCTCTCAGGAAGACTCAGAGGAAGGAAGTACTGGAGTATATGCTGCTGATCTCAGAGAAGGTAGTCATGGCTCCGGCCAGATACATAGCATTCAATAATGGAGTGCTGGACATCGTGGATGACAAGCTGCTGCCATTTGATCCTAAGCTCTATGTCACTAACAGAATCCCTTGGAATTATGATCCTGCTGCCTATGATGAAACAGCTGACAAGATGCTGGATAGAATTGCATGCCAGGATCCGGATGTAAGAGCACTGCTGGAAGAGTGCATAGGCTACTGCTTCTTCCGGAGGAATGAGCTGAGGAAGGCATTCATACTGACCGGTGGTAAGCGTGGTGGTAAGTCTACATACCTTGACTGCATCAAGGCTATCCTTGGTGAGAACAATGTCAGCAGCTTAGATCTGAAGGAAGTTGGTGACAGATTCAGTACTGCTATGATGTTTGGGAAGCTGGCCAACATTGGTGATGATATCGGTGATGACTTCCTCATGGGATCTCAGGTGGCCATGTTCAAGAAGGTAGTAGCCGGCAACAGGATCAAGGCTGAGCGTAAAGGACAGGATCCTTTTGACTTTGATCCATATGTCAAGCTACTCTTCTCAGCCAATGAGATACCAAGGATGAGAGACAGAGGTAATGCTGTCCTGGACAGACTGATCATTATTCCATTCAATGCAGTATTTGATAAGAGCCAGAAGGACTATGATCCATGGCTGAAGTATAAGCTGGTGGAGAAGGAGCCGGTGCAGTACATGATCAGGATAGGTGTGGAAGGACTGAAGCGTGTACTGGATCCATCACATGGATTCACTCAGGCTGTAGTGGTCAAGCAGAAGATGCAGGAGTATGAGGAAGAGAATAATCCTATCCTGGCATTCCTGAAAGACTTGGATCCGGAAGTAGATATTATTGGTGAGCCTACATCAGATGTGTACAGAAGGTACTCACTCTTCTGTCATGAGAATGGTCTGACACCAGTAGGTAATAAAGTATTCGGTAAGCAGATCTTCTCTCTGCTTGGGATTGAGTCAGTACAGAAGAAGGTCAATGGTAAGAATAGGAGGATCTACATCAAATGAGGATTCATACAACAATAGGACACATAATCTTAGGATTCATAATCATTGTATCCATTGTGATCATCATCTGCTTTGGATACCTGGCTTATGATATTTTTCAGGAAGTGAGGAAAAGAATACATGAAAGTAGTAATTAAGAATATGAAGAAGAAGCCGGAGCATTGTGCTGAATGTCCTATCTGCAATGCAGATGATGACTGCTGGCTCCTGTCTAAATGGTATGAGACATGGGAGGATCAGTATAAGGACTGTCCTCTTCAGGAGGTCTCTCAGCCTAATCCTTATAATGCTGTAGTGCAGCTCCTGATGTACTTTGATCTGCATACTGAGTGGCATGGTGATATCTATGAGCTGGCTCAGTACATCTGTGATCTGTTCAAGGATGGACCTTATGATCCGGGAGAGAAAGAGCTGGAGGTTGAATAATGATAGTGAAGGTGGTCATATTCCTGCTGGGAGTAATAGTAGGAGCTGTAAGTATAATGGTGATCAGTGTATTGATGGTGGACAGTATGAATCATAAGAAGACATTGACAAAGGAAGAATGGAAGATGGGAATACATCCGGACTATGCAAGTGGAAGTGGCTCAGCTTTGATAGCATATGCAGCAGCTGCAGTGGTTACTGTATTGGTGCTTTATATCGTTTTAAGGTAACAAGTAACAAGAAGGTAACAAGAAAAGGTAACAAGTGGAAGCCTTGAAAATACTGGAGGTAACAAGAGGTAACAAGAGATTGTAACTTCTTTATAAAAAATAAAAAGTAAGTAATAAAAGAAAAATATATAAGAGTATATAGTTTTCTTGTTACTCTTGTTACCTTCAGTAAAATCAATGGGTTTGGAATCATTCTCTTGTTACCTTTCATGTTACCAAAGGATAATTAAGGAGGTTATTGATATGAATGGAGCAAAGGAGTATCTGGATCAGATCAGACTGCTGGACAAAAGAATAGACAGGAAGATTGAAGAGAAGGAAGTCCTGAAGAGTATTGCTACCAGTACAGGCAGTCATGCTATGAGTCCGAATAAGGTACAGAGCAGTATCAATCTTCATAAGACTGAGGATGCTATCACCAGGTATGTAGATCTGGAAGCTGAGATAGACCGGATGATAGATGAGCTGGTCATGCTCAGAGATAAGATCATCAATGAGATACATGAGCTTGATGATGTGAGATATGAAGAGCTGCTGTGTCTCAAGTATGTTGGTAAGCTGGATGAGAATGCAGACAGGATCCACTACTACAGACTGGAAGAGATAGCATGCATCATGAAGAAGTCTAATGGAGATCATTACTCCTTTGATCACATAGCTCACCTTCATGGTGAAGCACTCCAATTATTTTGGGAATCGCATAGTAATCACAAGTCCTGATGTAGTATTATGATATGTGTGAAGATCAGGCAGAGATGTCTGGTCTTTTCTCTTTGGTGAAGAACATGATGAATGAGAAGATAATCAGAGAGCTGATAGATAAGGATGAGCTATGGAGATTCTATAAGAGTAAGGAATGGATAGCTCTGAAGACTAAGGTACTGAAGGAGAATCATTATGAGTGTGCTGAATGCAGGAAGCATGGAGTGATCACAAGGTATGATGATGGTAGACTTCTCAGTACAGTACATCATGTCTGTCATGTGAGAGATCATCCGGAGCTGGCACTGAGTGAATGGTATAAGGACTACTCTACCGGGAAGCTGGAGAGGAATCTGATACCAGTATGCAAGGCATGTCATAATAAATTGCATCCGGAGAAGATAAAGAGAAGCAGTCAAGAAAAATTTATGAATGAAGAGAGATGGTAGTACCCCGGCTCCCCTTTACCCTTTTCAAAATGGGGATGCTGACAACGGAAAGGGGGTAAAGATCG